TAACGAGTTTTATATTAACAGGGGAGGAAACTTTCAAACTCCAGCTCCTAAACCTACATTTGTAGGGCAGCTAGGGGCAATGGGTGGCGATGTTTTAGCTGGTGCAGTTGGTGAAGGCATAGGTGGTTCGGTTTTTGGCGTTCCAGGTGCGATACTTGGTGCAGGTGCAGGTGCAGCAGTTGGAACGGGAGCGAACTTTACAAAAGCTACAGTGGAAGCGGCAGCACGGGGATTAGTTAAACCAGAAGAATTAAAAGAAATCGCTAAAAGTGGTGGCTTTGCTTCTGCTACGTCAGGGGTTCTTGGTGGTGCATTTGGTGGATTAGGGCAAGCATTAAAGCCTTTAGGGAAAGCTGCTACTTTGGCGGGCAATACTGGGGATGAAATTGCAAAATATAAAAATGCTTTTTTAAGACAGGCTAAATCTGATGAATTATTGGGGCAGGTTCAAGGTGCTTCCGATTTAGGAACTTTAGCTAAAGATACAATGACTCAGACCTTTAACAGTATCAAAGCAAGCACAGACCAAGCATTTCAAGCAGCAGATCAAGCTTTTGGAGAATCTTTACAAAAAGGAACTTTTACTTTTGTTGATGCAAGCAAAGCCGTAAGTCAATTGCAATCTAAATTAGCGGGCTTCGTTGATGATGGATTAATCCCAGAAGCAGAAGCTAAAGTGGCTTTTGATGCAATTACAAAGCAATTAAACAATGTAAAGCGAAATGTTTTAGGTGGAGGCTTACAAGCAAGTGATTTAGCTAAAAGCCGTTTTATGCAAACAGTTGAAAAATTGCCTGAAAATGGCAGGATGGCTTTTAACATGCAGGATATCGGGAATAACTTAGGATTTGACCCTAAACAAGTTACTGCTTTGGATTTGCGTAAAACAAGTAATGTAATTCAAGATTTATTCAAAAACACTAAAAACACTCGCCTACAAAAGGTTTTGGCTTCTTTTAGATCAGGGGTAGACGGAGCTTTAGGGGCAGTAAAGGGTGGACTAGATGATAGTGAAGAAATGTTAAAAGAAGCATTTATTCGAAGCGGTGGAGATATAGAAAGTTTTGTATCGCAAGGGGCTGAGGCTTTAGGAAGCCCAAAGATAGCTTCTGATTTTTTAAACAGTATTGTAACTCCAAAGGGTGCTAAAGATTTTGTTAATTATAAGCAAGCTTTTAATATTGCAAAACAAAAATATACATTATTCCCTGAAAAATTTAGAAATTTAATTTATAAAGGTGCTTCCGAAAAAGATTTTGCAGAAAGCCTTTTAAAAGCCAAAGTAGAGGAGATAGCTCCCCTCCAAAGCCTATTCCGTTCAGTAGGGAAAGAAAAGGATTTTATACAAAGTTTAAAAGGTGAAATTCTCAACCAAGAAACTTCACGGCGAAATGCTTTTAGACAATTTAGACCAGCAACTCCAACAGCGATAAGGCAAGCTGAGGCTAGAACTATACGAGAAGTCAAAGCTTTGCAGGGTTCAGGAGTAAAACCTAATTTTGACACAGTTAAAGCAATGGAACTCAAACCAAGCGAAAAACTAAGCGAAACTGAGCCAATATTAATAGGGCAAAACATTGGTAAATTTTTTAACAAAAATAGAGGTGCTTATAGGTTACTTGGAGCAGATGCGAAACAATTCGCAAGAACGGCAAAGGATTTAGAGACTGCAACAATAGGTTCGGGAGTTACAACTAATTTGCAAGCTTCAAATCAATTTGCCTCAGATAAGTTAGCAGAAGCAGGCGGTGGATTTATTAAAAAAGCTTTGCAAGGACTTGGGCCAGCAGGAGCAGCAATTAGCGATGTTGCAAGTGGCTTTATTAATCCTTTACAGCGTACCGCAGGGAATGTACTTGAGTCAGCAGCTCCCGTTTTCGGTTCAGGAATTTTACCTTCTATCGTAAGACCAGCAGCAGGAAACCTATTAGGTTCATTAGCAGGAATCAATCCAGCAACAAACTTTTCTAATACTGCTTTAACAGAAGAGCAACAAAGAAGATTAATAGGTGGGGTAAGAAATGGTCAGCGTTGATATACCTAAGTTTGGAGTTTTTAAAACTTCAAGAAACCAATTAGCTTATGAGCCAAGCGATTTAGCGGATTTATTAAATACTGTATGGGGAGATGGTTCTGTATATGGCAGGGAAGGTTCTCTTCTTAATAAAAGTGCTGCTCAGTGGGGTTCACAAAATATTTTAGGTGGTTCTGATTTCTCTAAAACAGGGGAAAGCTTTTACTATACCGTTGTAGCCTTGGCAGATGGAAGGCTATTTTATATTTCTTCAAGTAATGGGAGTTTTGGGGTATCTTCTGCAACGTGGACGGAGATTAACAGCATTACAAATACAAGCCCTGCTTTAAGCACTTCAACTACTGTTAGAAAGTTCTATGGGTTTAACAATAAATTGTTTATTGCAGATGGTACAAATAATCTTTATTGGTGGGATGCTACAAGTAATCAATTAACAGATGTTACTTTACCAGTGGCTTTAACGGGTAATGTAGTTGGGCTAAGAGAAAAAAGTTCTTCTTTAGTTGTTTTGGATGATGCTGGTAGAACGCATTTATCACAGGTTAATGATGGTACAGACTTAACAGCAGCAGGCACGGGGTTTTTAAACTATGGTCGTACTGAGGGATTGACAGCTACAAATATTATTAATTTTGGAGATGACTTGTTAATCACTACAGAGGATAAAGAATTAAAGAAATATCAAACTTACAGGCTTTCGGGGATTCAATTTTATGACCCGTTAGTAGTTGGTTCAGATACCAATAAATTTGAAGTAACAAGGCTTAGGAGTTTTTCGGGGATTATTGGGGCAACAGGGCAAGAAATAGGCTCAGATACTATCGGATTAACCCCACGTGGCTTTATCGGTGTTCAGCAAGCAGTTAATAGCGATAAGTTAGAAAATAATGATTATATAAGTTCGCCTATTAGAGAGCTAGTTGAGCAGATAGACTTTAATCGCAGTGATCTAATGAGTTCTTGTGTTGATTTTATTAAAGGGCGTTATTATTGTGCTGTTCCTTTAGAGCCTGCAAGCGAAGGGTGCGACATTATTTTAGTGTATGATTTCCAGCAATCTAGACCGCAAGAAGGTTTACAAAGGTGGTCAGTATGGAGCTTTCCTTTTGATGCAAATATTGGGCGTATTTTTTCATGGGGTGGTCAGCCTTTCATGTCTACGACTGATGGCAAGATTTACAAGCTAGATGACCCAGAAGCTAACTATGCTGATGATGGTTCAGCATATACTGTTTTAATTAAACTGCCTTTAATCGGTGGAGAGCAGAAGGGAACGCAAAAGGTTTTCAATCGTTTGAATTTAAACATTATCAATATTTCTAATTTAAGAACTGGGGTAAACGGGCAATTGCCTTTTGAAATTAAATTCCAGCCTTATTCTCTTTCGGGTGGGGTAGAGTTTGAGAAGATAGATTTAAACGCTTTTAAACCGATTGAAATTCAGCAATCTAATGTAGGTATTGAATACGACACTAACGCAACTTACGACACTGATTATTATGATGGTGGGGGAAATGATAGCAGGCTATGGACTACGGCTTTAGCTGGTGGTTCTAATTCTGCTTTAGGGTGGATTTTATCTACAGAAGAAGCAGGCGTTAATTGGGGTTTAGGCGGCTTAAGCTTGGAAGTTGAAGCTGGGAATTTCTCGGATAATAAATCTACTAATATCTAAGTTTTCTTTGCTTTGCCGATAAGTAAATTAATAGGGTAGAATATGATTAGATGACATTAAGTTATTCGACGATTCTGCCGCAATTTAAAAAGCTGATTAAATCAGCTCAATTACGCACGTTATTTAATGACATTAAAAATCGTTTTGATTCATTGAATCCTGATAATCTGAATTTTCCTGCTAAGGCTGGTAATGGTGGCAGGGTCGTAAGATTAAATACTGGGGCAACGGCTTGGGAATATGCCCGTGCTGCAATGGTAGATGGCTCTAGTTTTGTAGCTGGAGATATTTTAGTTCACACTGGCACTGAGTTTACTAAATTAGCTAAAGGCTCAGAAGGGCAGTTGGTCGGCATTACTTCTGGTAATGTGGCTTATAGGACTGTAGCTACTGGTCTTACTGACTGGTCTGTGCAAACTTCTAATTTCAGTGCTACAGATAAAGGTCAATATTCTATGAATGCAGGTGTAAATGCTCAACTGCCTGCACCAACGGCGACATTTACTGCTGTATTTAAACCAGCAATAGGACAGGATTTTACAGTAACTCCAGGAGTTTTAGTAAGGGCAGGCTCAGAGAAGATAGCCAATGATCTTGCTAGTTACACCATGGATATAAATGCAGAGTATAAAGTTACAAGTAACGGTACAGATTACGATGTATCAATAGCACCAATAGGGAGAGTTTAATTATGGGAAGAGCGAGTGATTTTTTTGGTGGCGGTAGTGGATTCTTTTCTATTCCTGCAAGTAGCCCATTCCCCGATTTCAGAATACCGTTATTTTTGCCAAAGTCAAATTTAGATTTTACATCTAGTGGAAATTTTACGATAGGGAACAAGACTCACTATTATGATGATTTTACTATAGGAGTGGGGCATCAAATGACGGTCTTACCTGGTCTTACCATAATATATTGTGCAGGTACTTTTACTTGCGGCGGTAACGGAATTGTTGGTACAAATAGTACAGCGGCTATGAGTATAGGTGATGTTATGCCTTTGATAGCAAGTATAGTAGGCGGCACAGGCGGTACAGTTAGTAACGGTGTCGGTGGCAACGGTACAGGCGGCGGTGGCGGCGGCGGTGGAGCTGGTAGTAGTACTGCTGGTGCGGATGGTGGCAGCTTGTCTAGTGATTTTTATGGTACAGGCGGCGGCGGTGGTGGCACTGATTCAGCTACTAATGCAGCGGCAGTAGGTACTAGAGCTGGTGGTCAAGGCTCTGGCCCTGGTGGGCAGGGTGCTGGCGGTGCTGGCGGTGGGGATGCTCCTTTACTATTTATACTAGCTAAAAATATAAACATTTCAGCGGCTATAAATCTCAATGGTGGTAACGGTGCAACAGGTGGTACTCCTAGTGGTGCTGGTGGTGCTGGCGGCGGCGGCGGCGGTGGTGCTGGTGGTTTCCTTGGACTGTTTGCGACAACTTTAATTCATTCGGGTGGTGCGATTTCTGTAAATGGCGGCAATGGTGGAGCTGGTGGAACTGGCGGCGGTGGTAACCGTGGTAATGGCGGCGGTGGTGGCGGTGGCGGTGCTGGATTACTATTTATGCAAGCAAGAACTTTAACATTATCTGGCGGTACAAGAACGGCAACTGCTGGAACTGCGGGAGCTGGTGGTTCTGGCGGCGGTGGTACTACAGGCGGTAATGGTTCTGCTGGTGCGACTTTTAGAGATGGAAACTTATTTACGATAACAGGCGACCCATTCAGCTAAAGCAATTTTAGGGATTTTATGAAACCAAATAAAGGCAAAGCAGTAGCTAAAGAAGTAAACGGAAAGAAGGTATCTTTCGGACAGGCAGGGAAGACTCCTAAGCCACTTACTGCTAAGGCTGATTCTTATTGTGCGAGGTCAGCAGGGATTAAGAAATGTAAAAACCCTCCATGCCCTAATGATCTTTCAAGAAAGAGGTGGAAGTGTCAAGGGAAAAAAAGCGTCAAATGATGACGAATATAAAAAAAAAGGATAGAATGTAATTATGAGCAAATTTCAAAGCAAACCTACAGATTTTGTTAGCGGAGCGATATTAGCGAGTGGTGCAACTCCAGATAGCCCAGCAACAACTACAGGTATTCGAGAAGTTGCGGGACTCTTAACAGCAGCGAATGGAATAGATATAGGTGCATCCGTGGCAAGATCAGGTGCAGGTGCGGTTCCCGTTACTAATAGTATCGTTCTTTTCACAAGTACAGCAACGGGTAACGCTTTAACTTTAGCTGATGGTCTTGATGGACAACTTTTAACAATTCTTTACATCGCAGAAGCAGCAGGAGGGGATACTGGTGTTTTAACTCCAACGAATAGAGGCGGTTATGCCACGATTACTTTTAATGCTATTGGTGATTCAGCTACGTTAGTATTCACTAATGCTAGATGGTATATCGTAGGTACTAGAGGCGTAACAGTAGCTTAATGACTTTAGCCTTAACTCAAGTTAAGAACATAGTTTTATTAAATGGAGATTTAGTTAATAGCTTAATCCCCGATTTAAATTATGAATCAGCGATTGATTCGGGCGAAGCTGTAATATCAGTAGCAGGTTCAGTTACAGATATAGCCGTTCCGATTAATCGTATTGATGTTGTACAAATTTTATTTTTATGGGTAGATAAAGCTGATATTAATAAATTAACTTTAAAACTTAATGCACATACCACGACAGAATCACTTAACCCCCTAGTTGTATATTCAGGAACGTACTCAAATTTGACTGTTTCAAATTCCTCTACTTCCCCTGTAAACCTATACTGGAGAGCTATCTATGTCTAAAGGTTCTAATGCAGGATTATTATTTAAGTTTTTTTATGACGAAAATAATACAGGAGAATTAAACGTAAATTGGCTTTCAAAAAGTTCAACTTCAAATGCTGAAATTAAACTAAGTACGCATGAGATTAATGCAGGAGCAACAAATGTTTCTATAAACATTAGCGATCCTAATACTATTGCTTTAACAGCTTTTTTTGATTCATCGGGAACAGATGTTAATGCTTTAACGATTAGAAAAAACGGAAGCACTGACAACACAAAGGTTCAACCCATACACATAGACAGTAAAAAAATTACTTCTTTAACTGCTTCTAATTCTTCTGCAAGTAAATTATATTTAGTTATAATGCGTGTTTATTTAACAGGAAGTGATGTAGCATTAGTATAGAGAGAGACTATGCAAAACAATATTAAACCTTTATTCCCAGAAGAAAAAAGACAAGTTTATCAGATTCGAGTTAAAAAAGGAATTTATGAACTTGCTCTTAAAATAGCAGAAAGGCTTTACCCTTTCGCTGAAAAGCCTGATATTGGGGCTTTCCTTGAACAAGCTATTACAATTACAGCTTATGATCTAGGCTTGGTCAAAGAAGCTTATAACGAGGAAGAGCCTTTTTATGAACGTCGAATGGAAGTAACCTTACCGCTCCCCAACGAAAATAATTTACTTGGTGGAAATCTCATAGATACCTACCTTGATGCCGATAAGTAAAATTCATGTATAATTGAGGTATGTCTCGTTATTATGATACAGTAGGCGGTTTATTTACGCATTTAGCCAACAATAGCAATATAGCCTATTTTACGGTAAATGCTGGTGCAAGCGGTATTAATATCCCAGTAACGACTACGGCTAAATTAATTACAATTTTAAAAGCTGGAGTCTACGAAATAGCGAGCGATGCAGATGTTTTTTATAGAGCTTATCCAACAGGGAACGCCTCACCAACAGCGGCAACGTCCATAGCTACAGACCAAAATGGTAGATTTATAAGTGGAGCGGTTTACGTGAAAAAATTGGAAGAAGGGCAAACTATTTCAGTTATTGCGACAGCAACGGCAAACCTTAGACTTATTCCAGTAGAGCTTAAATGAGGCTAGACTTAGGACTTAATTTAGGCTGTTTTAACGGGAATGTCTTAATGGGCGTTTTAGATTTCTTAAGCGTTTCTGGTGCAGCTGCGTATTCTTTAAGAAAATTACGAACTGCTTATACGGGTAACGCAATCAGAGTAAGGCGTTCAAGTGATAGTGCTGAATTAAATATAGGTTTTACTAGCAGTGGCGATTTGGATACCACTGCCCTGTTAGCTCATGTCGGAGCTGGTAACGGCTTTGTCACCACTTGGTATGACCAATCAGGCAATGGTCGCAATGCTACGCAGACGACGGCAGGATCGCAGCCGAGCATTGTCGTTAATGGGGCAATCATCACACAGAACGGTCGTCCTGCAATCAGTTACGATGGTGTAAACGATAATTTGCAAGCAACAATCCCTTCTCTTGCTAATCAAAATAATATCAGTTTTTTTGGTGTTACCCAAATTCTCACTAGAAAGTATACCGTTTTTTTAGGTTCTGGTGGCGTTGCGGGAACAACAGGTGTACGTTGGGGTCTTTTCGGGCAAGGAAATTTTACGAATGACGGAATTGGATGGGCGGGAACAGGATCAAATGTGACTTTAGGAAACGGATCATTAGTACCGATTAACACACCTTATCAAGCCGTATACACGAAAACCCCAACACAGTGGCGAATCTCATTAAACGGAAGCACTATTTCTACTGTAAATGATACTTCTTTCCCAACAAGCACTTACTCTCTCACCATTGGAGCAGAAAGTGAAAACGCCTATATAGCAAATGCACTGGCATCGGAAATTATACTTATTGGTGGCGTCATCTCCACCACAGACCGCGAAACCCTTGAGCGTAACCAAGGTGCTTACTATGGAATTACAGTAGCTTAAAAACAAGGAGATAAAAATTATGAAATATTATAGAACACAGCAACAAATAGCACAAGAAATAGCACAAGAATTAGCACAAGGGGTATCGGCTATTAAAGCTCAGCAAATGGGCTGCACTGGCGTAACTGCTTTTTGGTGGAGTGTAGTAAAGAGACCGATTTTAAATGAAGCAGCTTTAGCAATCCCTGATGAGGAAACGGAACTAGCAGAAGGTGAAACAGTTAAAACCCTTTATCAAAATGGTGATTTTATTATCACCACGGATGACTTGGTGAGCCATGATGTTCTTGAAGGCGAAGGGTGGTTTCCTGATGTTAGTTTATAATTAAGTAAAGCATGAGTGACGTCGAGATTGCCTTTAAGACCTATGAGATCACCAGTATAATTGCTGCGATTATTGGTAGTGTTTTTACTGGCTTAATGGTTTTTAATGCCTTAGTCAATAATCCACGATTTAAGACGTTAGAGGACAAGGTAATTGCTTTTGAAGTAAAACACAACCGCTATGATGAAGACATTAGAAGTTTAAGAGAATCTATGATTAAGGTAGATGTTACGCTTAATGCGATAGAAAAAGGTGTTTCAGATTTAAAAGAAGAATTTAAAAAGTTTGTAGATAGAGAAGAAAGAAAAAGACAAAGAGAAGAGGATAAGCATTCTTGATTAGATATCGAAGGTTTGCTATACTTTTAAGCATATGCTCACTTTATTTCTTAAGATAATAAAGAGGTGGTATGTAGAAATGAGTACTAAATACGACCACAATTTTATTAAGGAACAAATAAATCAACATCTAAGGTGTTAATCTACCAGACTCAGCACCAGTGGTAATAAAAGACCCTCTAATTAAAAACTAGAGGGTTTTTTATTTGCAATAAATATGTAAAGCCTTTTATAGTATTTGTATGAAAGTTGCAAACATGGAAACGAAAAGAAAAAAAGATTACACGCAAGAGTTGTATTTCGATGTGATTGAAGAAATCAAAAAACAATATGGGGATTGTATTTTTAGAGAGAAGCCTGATTTATTTGCTCAAGTGACTGAGTTAATGAATGAAGGTAAGCCAACGCAAGAAGCTAAGATCGAAAAAAGAAGACAAACTAAGATAGAGAATCTCCAAAAAAATAAGCCTTTGCCTGTTTGGACTGGCAGAAGAACGACCATTTTAAAGCCCGAAAGCCAAGCGGTGAAAGACTGTATTTTGAAATTGGGTGCTAATGGTGAATGGTTTACAAGATCAGATGCAAAGGAAGCGATTAAATCTGTTCTTACTAATTTAGAAGGGATAGACTGTACCATTCATTCACAGCTTGTAGTTTTGCAGAGGCATGGGATTATCAAGAAAGTCGGGGAAGGTAAAAGCAAGACAGGCATAACGGGGAAGAAAAAGATTAACTATTATGCTTTAATATAGCCTTGTGTTATAATACTTTTGGACGGGGTTGGAACATTAAATGTCTTGAGTACACGTGATCAGGAAGTAGGTTCGAATCCTACCTCCGTCCCTTTAAAAATTTTATGTTAAAATACTTTTAGCTATTGAGTTTTAACTGCGGAGCGGGGAAAGTTTAATAGCTTTAAGGGCAGGTGTCCGAGTGGTTAATGGAGATAGACTGTAAATCTATTGGCTTTTTGTCTACGCTGGTTCAAATCCAGCTCTGCCCACCATTTTTACAAAAAAAAGCACTAGGGGAAAAATTGAAAAACCTAGTGCTTTTGTGTTTTGGAAGGAAAGAAAAAAACCGTTTAAGAGGTTTCATAAATAATATAGCACACAAATAAAAGCCCTGCAAAGCTGGGGGCAAGCAGGGCTGATTAAGTTGTACTCTTTTCTTTTACCCGATGGGGTTTAAGGTTTGGTTAATAACTCCAAGTGGCATAATCTGGTCTTAAATCTAAGTGAATAAATTTTGCTTTAGGGTTTATAGCTCTACCGCCTTTTTTAAAAGTAGCATTAATAAAAGCATAGACTTCTGCAAGTGGAACGCCTACCACGTAAAAATCAACAGCTAAACCCGTAGTGTGCTGGCTTCCACCTTTGCGACCTTGTTTAATTTCCCACGCAGTGGGTCTATAGCCACTGGTGATAATTACTGGCTTATTATAATAGTCTCTAACTATTTGGATGGCAGTAGCGGTTCTAGTTAAATTCCTGTCTACTTCTATGCTCCACGCCTGCTCAATGAATGGCAGGATTTCACGCATAGTCACAGTCGGAGTAAAAAGCAATTCATAGAGGCTTATGTTAGGTGTTATTTGGCGGTTTAAAATCGTCATGCTTATATTTTACCCCTTATTTGATTTAACAGGGTGTCGGTAATACCGACGGTCAATAAAACCCTTTAGTTATCAGCGTTTGCTTATTTGATGGTTATTTGATTCAGGTTCAGTCATACCCGTCTTAAACCTGAACTATACCTGACAATTCCAACGACATACCAACGACAAAAGGTAATCAGTGATTAGGTTCTAACCATATTGCCCGTGTGGTTAATATGGTTTTTAAAGACCATGCAGAGCGATGACATTAAGCTAAGAAGTTTTCTAGGTCTCCAAGAAAATCAAACTGTTCTCCTGAAAGACTGTTAATGATCTCATCTTCTTCTTGATCTTGTTTAATGGCACAATCATAGAGATGACTGTAAAGATGGTTTAATTCTTCGGCTAGTTCGTCTATTTCCATTTTGGATTCTTTAATCTATTGTAACTAACAACTGCAAGGTAAGCAGCTTTGCGTCTCCAAAAGGGGAAGCCATCTGCTTTTAAAATAAGTTCAAATAATTTATGAGTAACTTCTTGGCTCTTGATCTGATAGCAGCACAGGACATCGTGGAATAAAGCAGCTCTTAAAGTATTGCCCTCAAACGGTTCACCAACGATAGGTTGTAGCCATTTGGGTATGCTCATTCCATCGGTTAGATAGTCTTTAGGAACTACTGCTTCAACACCATGCAGCTTATGTTTAGGTTTAGTTACCTTAGCGTGATAGTGCCTCTTAACACGCATCATAAGTCTGACTTGCGAGAAATCAGGCTCCAAGTCTTGTTTGAAATCAAATTCGCTAAATTCTAGCATTTTCTCCTAGCAAAAAATGCCATCATTTACATTTTTTACCAGTCTTAGGAGCTGGTGCTGATTTTTTAGGTGCTTTTGATTTGATCTTCATAAAGAAATTATATACTATTTTTTTCTAAAGTAATAACTGATGACAGAAAGTAACGCCATCAATGCTGCAACAATCATACTAAGCCAAGGTTCTCTTGAAAAGGCGTAGCAGTAAAGCCATGACAATAAAAACATAGCTATAGTTTGTAATACGAGTTCTTTAGTCATTTTTTACCCTCCACATGGCAAGCCCAAGAAGCGGCTAAAGCGCAAATGCAAATAACTAAAAGCCCGAAAGGTACCCAAGGCGACACATTATAGGTCTTTAAAAGCTCAAAAACTAAATATGTACCAATGCCATACACGAGAAAAACAGTCAATGCTTTTATAAAGTTAATTAAAAATCTCGTTAAATTAAAATTATAAGTAGGGTCTTTTAATTCTTCTATATCTAGTGGACTAAGCTCCCAAGTGATTTCAGGATTAAATTTATCTTTGAAAAGACGGTGATATCCAGTAAAAGTAAAAATCCTTCCTCGTTTTGAGCATCCCGTATCGGATTTGTCGTCCTTGTAAAGATAGTCTTTCCCGATGATTAAGTCTTCTATTTTCATTTCTTAAACCCCAAATCTTTTTCAAATTTAACACTAATCTCGAACTGATAGCCGTTTGAATTGTATTTATAAGTCTCATCAATCTTCTTCATGTGGTCGCTAGAGCCTGTAACAATCATAGCTTCTACAAAGCTTTCAAGGTGGCTACTTAGGTAAGCCTTAATCGCATTAAGTTTTAAATTTGGCTCTATGATTTCTCTTAGTTTTTCTTTAAATTTTTCAATTAGCATTTTGTTTTTTCTCCTAGTTCCTAATATAACTGTAAAGGTATTTCGTTCCTTGGTCGGAATAAGGGCATCTCAAGCATAAAGCTTTGACGGGGTTCGGTAGCTGCGATTTCTATACTAGGTGAAACTAAATCAAGTGGCTTTACATCATCCCAATTTATAACACGATAACCGCCTTTTTCTTCTATTTCCTTTTTATTTAAAAGAACAACTGCTACCTTAAAACCTGTTCGATCAGGAGCATAAAACGCAATAGAATCGCCTAGATCATGAGCTGGTATCATTCCTATTGCTTTCATCATTGATTTAATTTCTTCATAATTATGTTTCATTCAAAAATCCTTTTAGCTAGATCAACTTCTAATCTAGACTCTTCTTCTTTAATTTCTTCAATTATCACACCGATAAAGGGCGTTTCTGAATAAAATTTGATAAAAGGTTCTTTAAAAGATACAAAATGATTATCATCTGAAAAGGCATGACCCTTTAGTGAATCTAATACGAGTTTTATGACGTTATCGACATCTGGCTTTACAGTAGGTCTAATCAGTCCATCAAGCATTAAGGCTCTTTGTTTTTTAGGTGTGGCTTTTGGAATTGGATAACCCAAGATTAAAGTTAGTTTTAAGGGAATCCCCTTTTCAAAACTCATTTGAGATTGCGTTTTCCAAGCTGCTAGAATAACATCTTCTCTTTTTTTTGTTTCAGGATGAGTGTAAAATCCATATCTTCCTTTAAGCGGGTTCTTTTTCCCAGCGGGATTCATGTCTATTTTTAGTTTAATCATTTATTCTCCAGTCTAAAGCGTTGATAAGCTTTATCGTTAATTATCAAAGAAGCTCCTTCGGGTAATCTTAATTCTACCCATTTGAGACACCTAATGAAATCTGACTGGGGATATATGCTTCTGATTTTTTCTAGTTCTTCTTCTGTTTTAAGGACTAAGGTTCTAATCGGTGGCTTTGGTTTTTTCATCTATTACACACACCCTATAGTGCCTGAGCTTACGGTTATAACAGGCGTAAACGTCTTCTTCTTTAATTTAATAAATGGAAGATTTATCTGTGAATATCCTATCGTGTAGCCTTCTAGATCATATCCTAGTGAACTTATAGCCCGTAAAAATTCTTCCTCTGTTAAAAGAATTTTCAATTCATCTGGTTTTCTTGGTGCTGGCGTTGTTTTTTCTCCTTCTATTTCGTCTAAATTCTTAATCCATCTGGCGTTAAGGATGATTTCTTTCCCGTCGAAATCTTCAAATATCCAAGTGTCATCTTTATATATGCCATAATCCCTATCGTTGACATCAATAAACCTCAAGACCCTATCTCGGTAAACTCGATCTATGTACTTCTTTCCTTGTATTAAATCTTCTGGTTTCATTACTCTACCTCCAAAGCAACTGGTTCAGCTTGCTCAACTGGCTCAAAATCTTCATAGTCATAGTCATAGTCTACTTTGCCCTCATTGAAAATAGCTATCGCTTTTTCTTCTGATTCGGCTTCGATAATTGCATATTGACTTGTTTTAGTGTATCCGTCTATCTCTACTCTGTATTTCATTCAATCCTCCAATTTCATTTTAAAGTCTTGTATATGACTGTGTAAATATATGCAAAGTGGATGTAACTCGCCAACTTTAAAAACATCATCTTGATTTACCTCTATTATTCTTACCTCACCTAACTTTATGTGTTGTCTGTAGGAAAGATATTTTATATCTTGAACACACTTATTTAATAGCTTTATGCTCGGCTTAAGCCTATCCTCTAAATCTGCCTTAGCTCTCCTGTAAATATCTGGTTGATCTAACTTAGCTTGATTTTCTAAATATCCTATTAGTGAGTGAGCTTGAATTAGGTAGAATATTATGATTATGTAACCAAGAGCAATTATAAATGTTTCTGTCATTCAATCCTCCTAAAACTCTAAGTTTAAAACCCTGTCTTTATCAATGTTTACTATTCTTTTCCCTCTGAAATACCTAATCTTAGAGTAGGTAGACGGTTTAGGGAATAAGTTTATAATTCCAGCTCCATTTGTGGCAGGCGTAATATTTATGTAGTATCTACCTTTTTTCAATCTTTTAATCTCATACTCTGTTTTTTCTTCAAAGAAATAACTAGGTACTATTTGGCTGGAATCCTCGGGGTTATCTACATTAACAAAGTTTAGTACCATTCCCTTAAGGACTGGAATAGTACCAGTGATAGTTACAGTATCGCTTAAGTAACGCTCACTTAGGGTTTCAGATAAAGCCCTGATATCATCATGCAGTAATCCTTGATTCGGTTTAAAGCTAACCATTAAGCCTCTTGGCTGTGATAATCCTTCGCCTGCTCTAAATGGCTGTACATGATCTATACCGATAGAATGGCATATCTCATGAATTATTATCCACGCTAAACGCTCTACGCTAGAAGCAGTACCCGCAGCACACAAGCCACGATTAAGCCCGCCATCTGATAATCTGTAAGCAGGGTCTAAGAATGAAGCTCCTGTATTATTGTAAATACTGGCATAAGCTACGGCTGTTTCATTCGTTAAAGGGTCATAGGCTAGATCGATATTCTTTCTTTCTTTTAAAACGAATGGGTACGGCTCTAGTATCTCAAATACTCTGTTAATCACTTCTTGTGGATACTCAGTGTCAATCACTAATTGCACTGGCTTCGTACCTGCCCAGTAAGCATTAGTTCCATTATCCCAATGATATACGGCTGCTTGAGCCTGATTAAGCCCTACTGCAAGTAAGCTAGTTAGTATTGTTATTTTTTTCATAAATTTAATTCTTTTAGTTGTTCAAACATTTCCATCTGCCTGATTAATTCTTTCAAATCTTCTATGTGTTTATTCATCACATCTAAAGCTTCTTTTGCGTTAAAAGCTTTTTTTATTTTTGACTGAAAATAGATTTTAGATTCTGGCTGCATTAACTCTGAACTCGATAAGCATATTTGCTGATTCTCTTCTACGCAAAGAATAGCTACCTCTTCTGGGTACTCTGCTAAATTAGCTCCAGTCGCTATTAGGATTCGCTTATTCTCGGAATCCCATAATCTATAAGTATATTCAGGATTAACTTTAATTAAGTCCATTGCCATTTCGTTTATTTCTTCTTTTTTCATAATTTAAAACACCTATTTAACCTTTCGATGACCGCCTCTTTTTCCGCTTGCTCAAAAGCTTCTAAATCAAACTGGCATATAGTGATTGAATTTAAAAAGTTAAGATAGCTCTTAATATTTCCAAGTCCTATTACGGTACTGGTGTCTCCATCCGCTATAGCTTTTAAACTCATTTCATTTACGAGTTTTAAAGAATCTTCTAAGTGTGATCTGTTAATGTGAATCATTTATTCACCTCACTTGAGCTAATCCAATTCTCAGGATTCTTTGATAATTCTAAATGCCCATTGTTTGTTTGAATTAACTTGTGAGGGAAAAAAGCATAAAGGAACAATCGAATAGGGGTTTCATCTTCGTTCTGGATAAATCTTAGTCTTTCTCTTGAATATTCAAGGGTGCTAATAGCATTTTCTGTCTTTCCCTTTGTCCTTCTTTTTATCTCTTCATTCATTTTAATTCTTAAAATTTCTAGTTTTAATGGCGTTGGCTCCTGCCATATATCTTTAACTAGAGATATTAAGTCGATTCCATTGTCCCAAAAGTTAGTTTCCATTGTCTTTATCTCCATTTATCAAAGCCCTAACTAGCCCTGCTCTCCCTTCTGCTTCGATCTTAACGCCTTTTTTTAATGCTTCTCTTTTCAGAAAACGCCATTCCTCATCAGTAGCTGTTAGTCCGTGGCGTACCCTGTCTTGTTTTTCAACTTTTTTATACACAGGCTTAATTTCTCCTGCTTTGTATTTGGCAATCAAAACAGTCAAAAAATTATCAGGAAGCTTATTATTCTTGACTTTGTACTTCTCGACTGAGCCAATTTCTAGATTGACTATTCTAACTTTTTTCATATCTGTTCCCTATCTAATTCTCTCTGAGCCTCGGCTTTAGGGTCTATTTCGTTTTTCTCGACAATGGCTATTTTTTCATCTAGCCAAGAAATCATCTCGGCTAGCTGTTTTTCCGTAGTCGCCCAAATCCCTGAGGAATCTTCCCAGTGGTCAAAATTGAAAAATAAATAGATCCCTTTTGTTGTTAAGTGAATTGCTGCTTGTTCAACTTTTGAGCTTTCATTAAAATCAATAACTCTATTAAAAAGAGTTTCGATCAGGCATCTCATGTCATTGTTTAGTTTCAATTGCTTTCATCTCCTGCTCTAAAAGCCAATCACCCATGTTTCTTAGCTCTTCCTCTGTGCTTGCTGCCTCGCACCTGTTCCAGCTTATTTGTGGCTCATTGGGCAGAATTGCAAACAAGCGTAAGCCCTGTTCGTCTATTTCTAAATTTACATCGATGATTCCATCGATATTCATAAAAATAGCTTTTCTCACAATAAGATCAACTAAGCTCAGTTCGGCAAGAGTTGGATTAAATTTATTCATTAGAACGGCACCTCCTCGCTCTCTACTGCTGTTCCTGCTGCCTTAGCTTTAACTAAATTATCCTTAGCTAAATCTAATTGCCCTTGAGTAACAGGAGCTTTCTTTTTAGCTGCACCAGGCATAATTCTAGGAGCTTGTTTGTTTAACTTCTCAGTAAACCTTGCATCCTTTTTAGAAATTACATATTTCTCATAGAAGCTAGCTGCATCAGGAAAAAGCTCATCCGACTGTGCTAAATCCTCATCTGAAAAATCAATATCGGGAATGCTTGTTACTGGTGTGCCAAATGACTCTAAAAATTTAGCTGAAATATAATCATTCTGTTCTAGTCTTACCGATAACCTCTCTTTGTCTAACCAGCCTTGAATTGGGAAATATAAACCAAAATCAGTAATTAGATCACCACCTATGCTAACACTTCCTTTTTCTGTTTGATTAACAAACAAAGTAACATCTGGCTTCTCGATCTCGTAAGTAGTGCCATCATCCTTAGTGATAGTTTGCATTTCAGGCTCTTTGCCTTCTAAGAAAAGCTCGATCAACTGTTTACCATTTTTAGTAACTTTTTTTTGTCCTTTAACTGAGGCGATAGCTTTTTCTTTGTAATAGAAATAGCCTTCGTATTCCTCTGCTTCATTTTTTCTTATTCCGATTATTACGTTTTGTGCTTTCATGTATATTTTCTCCTTTTTAGAAATTTACAACTGGTTTTATTTTTGCCGCTGGCTTTGCTTCTGCCGTTGGCTCTTGTGAATCTGGGTCTTTGCCGTCATCTATGGCTAGCAAGCCATTTAAGGCATATTTACGAGCGTAAGAAGAAGCTGCACCTGTTACCTGTGCTTCGTCCATTCCCTTTTTACTCTCTGCTTCTCTAGCATAAGCTGAGGCAGTGATAGTTTCAATTCTGTTATGAGTAGTCGACATGCTACCATCTGACAACATAGCCGTTGCCTTAACGTAAAATCTACCACTGGTTTTAATGTTACTACTTGAATCTTTTTCGTCTGGGATTCTAGTTATCTCACTTGGCGATTCAATAAAAACAATTTCATCGGTCAAAATTAAATTCAATCCTAAATTTAATTCTTCGTTTTTATCCTTAAAAGCTCTTAAAATGCTTTCTGCTGTTCTGTAATTATAATTACCAAACTTGTTTACAGCATCTTTAGGAACTTTTAAAGCTTGCTGGATTTTATGGAGTTTTTCGTAAAGGCTCATTCTTTCCCCCCGAATTGCAAATACATTTTCTCACAAGCTGGTACTGCTTCCACGCCTTCTATATTTTCACCATCTTTTAAGATGGCTTCTTTTAGTTTAGAGTTGTCTAGCTCTAAGCTAATCTTTTCCTTAAAAAACTCTTTAGGGATTAAAGCCTTATCATAGACCTTGATAGATGGAGCTAAAGATTTAAACTGTACAGTACCCTGAAAAGTTTTAAGATTTTTAGATTTACTGAAATCTATTTGACTTCTAGCAAAGGCTTCTGCTTCTGCTGAAAATCTATTATTTAGGCTTTCTAGCTTCGCTTCTACTTCTTTAAGCATCGCCTCTGATTGAGACTCAATTGTTTCAATGCGGCTATTGTATTCCCTGACCTTCCTTAGATACCATTCAAGACTTTTTATATCGTCTATTCTAAATTCTTCGTTCATAATTTCCCTTCCTTGTTGTATTATATCATATACCATTGTGTCAATGTTAAGAATATTCTTGATAGATGTATAATTTCTTTTTATCTTCTTTATTCAAAAGAGCCACTTCTGCAATTCGTCTGTTCTTTAAGCCTGAATAAGAAGCTAAACCCTTATTCACTTTCTGCCTCATTACCCAGCTAGCACCGTCTTTATTTCCAGCAGCAGCAAGTTTAACGGCTTTAGTGCAGCCATACCTGCCCGAGTTGTAGCAATAGGAGACCAAAGAATCATGCTCATTCTGCTTAGCATGTGGGAATAATGATAGTACGTGCTTAGAATCCAGCTCTAAATGCTTAACCATCCTAGATTTAGCCTCTGTCTTGCCTATACATTCCCATTTATTAGCAGCCTTAGTTCCATAGCCATTAGACCACTGGCTAACATCCCAGTAGGCACAACTAGAGAAGCCTTCTAAGCTGATTATGAATAATAATAAAGATTGGTTAATCATGCCATCACCTCTTCAAATTTAGCTTTAAGCTC